ATATCCCAAATTAAAATAGATTCTTCAGGTGTAACACCATCTCTTTCTTTACCACCAATTAAAATGATAAATTTATCTATATTAGGATTTTTATTAATAGCAGTATCTACTACTTCAAAATGACCAGCTGTTGGGGGTTTAAAACCACCACCATATACAGCTACAGTCCTTTTTTCGTCTTCAAGTAATCCTTTTGTTAGTAATTCTGTTAATTTATTCACCTTTTAAAAATTGTCCTAATTTTGCCTGTGCTTCTTCTTTTGACACAGAATTATCAATAATATCTTTTACACCTTCATCCGCTAATAATTTACGTAATTCATTATCGGTTTTTTCTTTTTGTTTTGCTGCATATGCTGCTCTAGCTGCTGATTTAGGTTTTGTATTTTTAGGAGCAAATGGTTTTAAATATTTATCTTTTATTGCTTCTAAATCTTCTAATTTTTCATCTTCTAGTGTATTAGCAACTGAAATAAAATTATTATCTCCAAATAATTCTCTATATGGAGCATAATTATTAGTTACATTACTCCATGTTTTTAATACAATAGCAGGTGCTAAACTTCTATCTTTACCTCCTGATGCCGCAAATCTTAATTCATTTTGTTTAAGTGATCTTTCTAAATCAGTATAAACATAAAGCATAAATACTTCATATCCTACTTTTTTAAGTTCCTGAACTAATGCTTCTGTTTTTTTATATGAAGCAGCAGTACCATCTAAAATAAATGACTGTTTACCTTCAATTGTTTTTGCTACTTTACCAGCAAATTCTTTATTAGCATCAGCCATTGCTTTAGCTTGTTTACTTCTATCTTCAGCACTAGCATTTTTAAGATCTAAACTAACATTTGCTTTTTTTAGATTTTGGATGTAAGTATCATCTATATTTAAAACAGGTAAACCACTTATATTTAATCCTTTTAATACAAATCCTTTACCAGCACCTGGGGCGCCAGATAAGATAATTGCTTTAGGTATAGGTTTACCTGCTGTAGAACCCATGTTTACTCCAGCGGCATTTGATACTTCATCTAATATATTTTCTAATTTTATCATATGTTATAAATATGAGAGTTTAAATCATGTTCATTTTTTTTAAAAATTCTAACTCTTCTTTAGTTACTTCCATAACATTTTTTTGCATAATTTCTTGAGCGCGATTATATTCTTGCTCTTCCCAATAAATTTCTTCACTTGTCATATACACCATGTTTTATTTCTTCAACAAAATTTTCAGTAATCATTTTAGCTGTACTAGGACTATTACTTTCTAATGCATCTAAAATCTTATTTAATGTTAAATAAACTAATTCTTTATCCATTTGCTTTAAATATTTCGTTAATTTGTTCTCTTGATTGCCATCCTAAAACATCTTCATCTCCTACCATTACTTCAAATGAGGAAACATCTTCAACATTATTAGCTCTTTTTTTAACACCTGCTCTAGATGTACTGTATAAATTAACACCAGCTACAACTGATATTCTTTTACCATTATCACATACTGCTGTTGCTTGAATAGCATCGGGTATTAATGGGTGATCTTCGAAATTTAAATTTTTAAATTGCATAACCTTTATTGTTTTTTATCATTATTTACGGTGTAAATATACGAAAGGTTACTGCGACAGCCAAATTTTTACGCGGTTCTCTTCACAGTAGTTTTAAAAGAAGTTGTTGCTGGTTTGTGTTTAGGATTTTCTAAATCAAATATTCTTTTAACAGATTTAAATATATCAAGGTTTTCTTCTTGTGATCTAGGTGATTCATATATTTCCCAATTTTTACCTTTTAAACGTTTACCTGAGTTATCTACTCCTCTTGATTTAGATTTAAGCCATAAAACACCTGTTCTAGCTGCTTCTTTACCAAAACACTCTTTATACATTTGTGTATAGGCAGCGCCTTGTAAGTCATAAGTTGTTTGTAAATGGTTGGATGTTTTAAAATCAATAACCCATAATTCACCATCAATTTCACAAATACAATCACAAGTACCTGCTATTTTTAATTCGTCACTAAATAAATGTACCTCAGTTTCTATTAATGTAGGTTTATGAGTTTCCCAAAAATCTACAAAACGTAAAAACATTTGCCAAACTAATGGATCCATTTTAGGATAACCACTTTCACTTAAATAAGTTAATTCTTTACCTTCAAAATATCTTTCTATTAATTCGTGTACAGCCGTACCTTCTTCGCTTGCCTTTTTAACAATCCAATCAGCACTATGCCCTACTTTTTTAAGCCAGTCTTGAAAATATTTACCTTTTGGATAACAATTTAAAACATAGGTTACTGATGGGTAGTACTCACCATTTCTTCTGTAGTATCTAGAATCAGGTAAAGTAATTTGTTTATGATCATCTGATATTTCTAGAATTCTATTATAGGATTTCTTTATCATACTGCTAATTTATGTTCCAATAGCGATGAATAAGTCATCGGAACTGTTTTTTGTATTAGTTTAGTGAAATTTTTGAAACCCATCTCACTTGGGTCCTTATCCTGCATATCTACAAAATAGACTTCTTTACCTTCCATCATTAACTTTTCACAGAAATGTAAAGCTTGTTTTATTGCATCCTTATCTAACGCAATATAAATTTTATCTACTAATGAAGTAACAATTTTCTTCATTAAATTACTTTGAATATTTTTACCTAATAATGGAATAGCATTTCTTTTAATTGCTATTGCATCAAATGGTCCTTCACATAAAACTATTGGAACATTCCAATTAATCATATGTTCATTTGGAATTATATTTCTACTTACTTGTGGATTTCTATACTTTACAAACGCATCTTTTTCAAAACTACGCGCAATAAAATAATTTAATCTACCATCTACATCATAAGTTGGTATAATAATCATATTTTTATATAAACCTTTTTCACAATAACCAATATTATATTTGGTAACATCCGCGATTGTAACACCTCGTTTTTTTAAGTATGCTAATGCATGTCTATATATGATACTATTATTATTTGGTTGATTTAAACGTATAAATTCGTCTGGTAATTTTAATGCTTCTACCTTAGTATCTGTAGGGATGTAATTAACATCTTTAACATAAGATCTAGCTTCAGTTAATTTATCTTTTGATGCACCGGCAGCTTTTAATAAATAAAATATATTTTTACCTTTTTTATCACATACCCAACAATGCCAAGGATTATGACCATCTTTATTTTCAGTAAAATTAACTTCTAATTTAGGTTTATGATGATTACAATGGGGACATTTGTAAGCCATATTACCACGGGCTGTTCTTTTGCCTGTACCTAATACGGAATTTACTAATGAAACTAATAATTGGTTAATCATACTTAAATTTATTTAATTTTTCGTATAAACCTAGCCCTGTTAAGTTTTGTTTAAAACTTCCATCGAACCACGTCGAGTAATGTAATGGAGAATTTTCGGTTATCAAACGAATTTTGGGATAAGTTTTATATCTATTAGATAACCACTCTTTAGCACTATTGTTAGCATATTCCCAAAATAGATTTTTTACTGGAGGATCTACTAAATAATGTAACATTATTATATCAATTGTTTCCTCTAAAATTGCTTGATATCTGTTATTTTGTTTACTTAAATTACCATTACTTAATAAATTAAGACATTGGTTAATCATTCTAATTGATACATTTAATGATGTAGCTTCTAATGGTTCTAAAAAGAACGAAGCATTTCCATTATAACTAACCTTTTCATTAAAATTTTGTTTTCTATAATAATTTTCAAAAAATAAATAATTTCCTGAATCCGCTGTTAAATTATATTCTTTTAATATATTTTGTAATTCATATTTTACTTCTTCACCTGTACCATAATTTTTATTATACAGGTAACCTACAGAACATCTATTTTGTAATGGAATTAAAAATATCCACCCATAACTTTTAGCAATACAAAGTGTTTTACTAAATGTAGGTTTATCCCAAGGACAATTTACTACATAAGCTGTGTTAACTGGTATTGGGGTAAAATTATAATCATTTGATACTGGTGGTTTACCTGAACAATCAATGATATAATCTTCTATTTCATTATGTTCTATTTTTTTATTAATTACATTAACTTTATCATCTAAATAATTTGCTATATAATCTTGAAGTTTATGAGCATTTATATGTAAACCCATTTTACCTATCCCAAACCAATGAGTAAATGGTTTTTTGCCCCAATTTATTTTTTCAATACCTTGTTTATAGTGGGCATCTAAATGTTTAAGTTTATCATAATTTAAATCCGTTTCTCCATCTATAAAAGCAGGTAATACTAAATCAGTACCTTCACCAACAGATAAAGCTGGTGTTTTAGGATCATGATACCAATCTACCTCATACCCTTCATTTGAAAATTTTAAAGCTGATAAACAACCAACTGTACCTTTTCCAATAACTGCTACCTTTCTAATTAATTGATAATCTTTTATATAACTCAAATTAATGTTTCTTTATTTCATCCGGATCTTCATAATCTATAGCATGAAAATCTTTAGTATAAAACTTACCTAATATATTATCATTAAAAAATTCTTCTGGTTTTTCTAATACCTCATATAACATTTGGTATTTAGTTTCAAAATAAGTTAATAATTTTTTATTAGGTACTATTTTTATAATTGATCTTTCAAATTCATCATGTTTGCTTTCTGCTAATAATGATTTTAATTCTTTTTGCGAACCATAATAAGTAAGCCAATCTGATTCCTTAACTACCATTCTATACGCAGGTTTTCTACCTACTACTCCTTGAAGTGCAGCTAATTCTCTTTTTCCAATTTTATGTTTTTTATTATAATATAATACTTTTTTACCAATATATTTTTTATTAGTGGGTTTATGTATAATTACATAAACGAATCCGAAAGAATTTGGGGGAAAATCAGTAAGGTCTTTTACAGTTTCGCCTTTATAGGTCCAACTCATAGTGTTTGTTTTAGTTAATGTTTGATTAACGCAACATTAATAAATATGTTACCTATAATGTCCACCACCTAACCATAGTACAAATGACTTTCTTGTACCCTTAGTTACAGGTGTTACTCTGTGAAGAATATACGAAGGAAATATAAATACTGACCCTGCTCCTCTATAAGCTGTGTCAAATTCGCCTTTTTCATAGTTACCTCCGCGGAATAATTGAAGATCTCCTCCTTCATATTCATCAGCATCTGATAACTGGACTGTAATAGAAATTTTTCTTGTTGATAAAATATCAGGACCTATGTCAGCATGCCAACCATAATGACCTTTATCGGTTCCATAATATTCTGTGTATTGTATTTGTTCTGGTAGTGAATGTAAGTCAAAATTCCAATTAGCATCATTAGCTTCTACAGCCATATTTGCCAATTTTTCATATAACCAATACCAATCTTCATTTTGAGGAACCCATTTTACTTTAGATCTTCTTATTTCAGAATTGTCACCTCCTGCTGTATCTGCTATTTTCCAAGGTAATTCCTTTACGTTTTTTTCTATTTTTTCTAATTCCTCTTTACTAAAACCTTCAGTATAGTAGTAGTAATTTTGTGAATCATTTTGTCGTGTATCAAATGTGTAATTTAATTCCATTATTGTTTTTTAATTGATTCTATAATTTTGTCAACGTCAAATATACGTTCCTCTCTTTCAAAAGGCAAGTTATCTCGGTCTTCTCTTAAATTGTATTGTTGGTAATGAGTAGCTATTGTTTTAAAATCATAAGGATTACATATTATGTTATCATGATAATCATATCCAAAATTTTTAGGACTAGTAGCTATCCAACATACTGTTGATTTTTTATACAATGCTCTAGCCATATGTTGAGCAAAACTATCTATAAATAATCTTTTACTTGACA